CTACACCATATCTTCGTGTAACCTCTTCCGCAAAATCCCAGGTTGTTGCTCCACCTGTCAACATGATCTCATCAAATACATAAAGACAATCATTATGCTTGACCGCACAAATTCCTGCCATAGGGTCAACGTTAAAATCCAATCCAATTAACAATGGCATCATGTGTAAATCTTGCACTTCCTTATCAATATTGTCATCATCAAAACTAACAGCTACTAAACCAGTTAAATTTTCAAAACTAGCTTCAAATTCTTGTCTAAATGTCCTTGCATCTAACTGACCTCTAGCTGCTTCGACTTCTTCTGGAGCGACATTACCTCCTTCAATCGTAGTAAAACTCCACCTGATCCAATCATCTCGATCAGTTTCTCCACAAAAACACCACATATCGTAAAACCAACTAGCAGTTCCATCAGGTGTAGAAATAAACAATGCCCACCCCTGTTTATCAGCCAATGCAGGTCTAATAACCTCCGCCCATACATCTCGATCCATAAATGCAGCTTCATCTAAAACAACCCCTGCTAAACTTCTTCCCCTCAATGCCATTGCATTTTCAGTTCCTTTTAACTCAATACTCGACCCATTAATTAAATCTAGTCTTAAATCAGTCTCATTTTTACTTTGAATCCATACTTTTGGTACTAATTTTTTTAATTCTTTCCATGCAATGTCTTTTGCCATGCGATATGTAGGAGCACAGTAGAAATATGTTTCCCCTGGTCGATTTATCGCTCCACGAAGTAGTTCTATGCAAGCTAAGTATGATTTTCCAAACCTTCTGCCAGCTACGAGGATGCGAAATCGCTTTTCACAGTTAAAAACTTGGCCCTGGGCATATCTTAAACTGATTTCTGGTGCGGTTTTTACAGACATACACTAAAAAATAACAAATTTTTCAAGTATTACCCCCTTTTTATAGCCTAAATTCATATTTCTAGGTTATCATTCAATTAATACCTTATCTGATTGAGTCCGTGGCTGAATCTTTTATATCTGGTTTTATCCCAGAAGAACAGAAACAACAACAAGAAAAAAGAAAAAGACGCTCTAAATTTGCTTGCAATACAAAAGAGCATATTCAAGCTAGAAGTCAAAGATTGTATTCTCGTCAACTAGAAGGGAAAACAACAAGACAGCTTGTTTTAGAACACGCAAAGATTGAAGGCATCGCAGAAACTTCAGCCTGGAGCGATTGGGGCCGAGTAAAGCAATGGAATAATGAGGATTGGGAGAAAGATAGAGAAAATATGCTTCCAAGACTTCAAGCAATGAGAGTTAGATTATTCAATAAAGCAGTTTCAAAAGGTCAATTACAGACAGCAGCACAAATATTAGATTCATTAGGCAAAGTTATCGGAGAGTCAGTAGAGACAGTCAATATTCAAGCACCTCAACTATCTATAAAAGTAGAAACAAAGTAGTACATCTTTATTAGTAACGAAGATTACGGATATATATTTAAGTTCCTCGGAGTATGATATGGCAAAAATTTTCTGCAACCCTCCCCCCAAATGGCCTCAAACTGGCCTGAGAGCCTCTGAGAGAAGCCAAAATTAAGTTTACATATATTAGTATCCTCAAAATTTCTGCCTGTCTGAGGCCATCCTGAGGCTAGTGTTACATTTGATACATAATAAGAAATTGGTACAGATTCGGCCTTGACATGATGTCATTCTGGCCTTAATATAAATAATATAAATTACATTAAATTTTTATAGTCGCCCGAAAATACTAGGGAAACACCGTTGAAGCCTTCAACTACATATCGTGAGTCAGCCGCTAACTCCGTAAGCATAGCGACACCGCCAACCAGAGGGCGTTTGAAGTGGGTCTGGGTCTAGCAAGTGGGATGCACTTGCAACACTTTTTCCTTTTACTTCTAGGCTGTATCACTCACGAAAATAACAGGAAGCAAAGGGGCTTAAACCTTCGGGCAAGTCTTCTTTCTCCCTCCACAGATTACTCACGAGTTTAGATCAGCCTACAAGTAAAAGGTATTTACTTTTTACTTACAATCAAACTTATTAAATTATTCAAATGAGTAACTATTCAATTACAAGATTTACTGGTATTGATTACGATACCATGTCTGGACGTTGGGACTTAGTAGCAGAAAGGCACACACAAGATTCTGCCCTTGCAACCTGTAAGAGCTTGAATTTAAATAGACCTTTTTACCACAGAGTTGAAGTTAATTCAAAAAGAGTTGAACTTCCACGCTTTACAGTTCTTAAACCGAACATGAAAAGCAATTACGAGCCAATTGTAATTCCTGTAAGTTTCACAGTCAGAAAGAAATTGAATTTAATTCAAAGAATTATTAGGAGGTTCTTCTAATGGATGAAAACGAATTAGATTATTATTTCGCTGGCGTTAGTTGGGCTGAGTGTTTCGACATTCTCAGCCCATACCAAAGACGCTTAGATTATGACTTTGAAACTATGGAGCAAAACAAAAATGAAAATTAAAAAACTCGGAGCGTCAAAAACGCTCCTTTCTTTTCCTGATAAAGAAATTTTTATCAGTTATGAAACACCAGTTGCAGCCAGATTAAAAAATGGCGATTGCATCAGGACTTCTAAAAACTGGTCAAGCACGACCCAAAAACACATCACTCAATATCTTTCAGGACTAAAAGCCAAAAAGGTTGAGCAAAGTGTTTTAGACAATTTATTAGGAGCTTAAAAAAATGAGTCAAGTAAAACAAATGAGAGTCTTTAAACTTACTGACTCTCAACTTGACTTGATGCTTCAAAGCATCAGGAACACAAAAAGAACCTCTTATGAAAGATTAAGGGCTGAATCAAAAAAAGATTTTGACTTAATGTTTGAGGAGGTCGTAGAACCTTATGGCTCTATCAAAATTTTTCAAGGGGCTAAAAAATGACTCCTGAAGAATTTTTTAAACAACAAAGAGTTCCAAAATATAGGCAGCGTTTAGTTGCTGCCTTATGTTCTTCGATCACTTCAGAAAATGATGAGAAATCAGAATTTTATGCAGAGATTGCAGATTTTGAAGCTCTGGAATTTTCCACAAAACAAGTCGAAGCGGCCAAAAAAGACGTCAGACGAATTTTAAAAATTAGGGGATAATTTCCCCTTTTTTTCTGTAAAATTTTTTCATTTATCCTGTAAAAATTATGACTATTATGAATGCCCGAATGAATGCCAAAAAATCTTATGTAAAGCCTGAGGAATTTATTGTGAATGAGTTAATCAGGGCTTTAGAAGATGGCGTTCCAGTATGGCGAAAGGATTGGACTGTTAAAGGTGGCTTCAGGAATTTATTAACAGGGAAAAATTATCAGGGTTCTAACCCTGCACTTCTCTGTATATCTTCTGCGGTTAGAGGCTGGCATCTTCCGTTATTTATTGGAGGAGGTCAGGCTAAGTCTATTGGCTGCCTACCTAAAAAAGGGTCTAAGTCTGCTCGAATTATGCAACCTTTACAGAGGTCTTTTGAACTCAAAGATAAAGACGAAAATGGGGAGGTTCAATTCGGCTCTTACATGAGTTACAAATGCGTTCCAGTATTTAATGTTGCTGATGTTCGAGGAGTTGATGAGGAGTCAGAAAAACGACTTCAGGAGCTAATTGATAAGGCTGTCTTAACTTCTGCTCCTCGACCTTTGGATGAACGGGTTAAACAAGCCCATGATCGTTTATTCCAATGGGAACATCAAGTTAAGGCTGTTATCAAGGGAGGTGATAGAGCATATTACCGACCAACAACTGATGAAATCGTTATTCCAAAAAGATATAACTTTAAGAATGACGAATCTTATCTAGCTACTTTCGCCCATGAAGCAGCCCACTCAACAGGCCATAAATCAAGACTTGATCGTAAAGACTTAAGTTATGCAGCCGAAGAGCTTTGTGCGGAGCTATCCGCATATCTCATATGCAGCCGACTTGAGATTTCAAATCTTGATACAAAAAATCATGCAGCATATTTAGCTGCGTGGTCACCAATGCTAAAAAGCGACCCAAAAATCCTTTTTAAATCACTAGCTAATGCTAGTAAAGCTGCGGATATGGTAATTGGTGAGCAATAGCTCACCTTTTACTTTTTGTTCTTTATTTTTCTAAAAATTATGAAAAAAGAAATCAAATTTTATTGCAACATCACAAAGAAATGGGAAACACTTGTTATCTCAAAACCTTATAAGAAGGAGTTAAAAACAAAATGAAAAAATACAAAGCAACCGATCCTGAAATGGTTCAGGCTCAAAAAGATTTAGCAAAAATGTCAAATTTATCTGATCGTGTAATTACTAACGATCAGGATTTATTTAAAGAATTAGCTACGATCCAGAAAAAATTATGCCAAATTTCTGAAATGAAATCTTATTTTCTTCAGAGATATGAGGACATACTTGATGAACAACATAATTTAGAAACTCGGCTCTGTATTTTCCAAAACGAAATGCTGCACAGTTTTGAATTATGCTTTCGATATTACAAGACAAAAAAGAAGGGCTTTAAATAGCCCTATTTTTTTCTAATTTTAATTTAC